CTTTTACTAATTTGGTAAATAAAATGATGAAAGTTGAGAAAAATGATGTAGATAATGCATTAGAAGATTTTAAATTAGACGTTATCAGTCAAAAGAAAACTAAATTGTCAATATTGTTATTATTAGTTGGTATTTTAATCATCTCTGGATGGTGTATGTACAAACTAAATAAACAAAATACTAATAATGAATCTGGCAAGAATCGTAATTTTCAGCGCAAGCAAAAGAAGAAAGCCATGGATTATAATTTAATGGCTTTACAATATTATGGTAAGGATAATCAATGGCATAATGCTATGGATGTAGATATTATGTCTAAAGCTTTTCGAAAATCTAATGTTGATGATTTATTATTGATGAAAGATGTTACTGGTAATGTATTTCAAGTTGATAACGATACTGTATATGATGCTATGAATAAAATGACTCGTGATTATAGTGATTATGAAGAATTTTATAATGATCGTGAAGGTATTAAAACAGATTATTTAAGGCAACACCAAGATGATAACAATATCGGTAGACTTACAAAAAATTATCATTATATTAATCCTGAGCATGATCCTGATGTTTTAGCAGATCGTGAAAATTTAATTGCTGATTGGGCTGATGATGAATGGTCTGAAGATGCTTTTAAAGAAAAGAAACAACAATGGGATGAAAAAGGTTATAAACCAAACAAGGATGTTTTGGTTAACGAATCTGGCGCTCCTCCAACTAGACAATTAAAATCAATACCTCCTTATATGAAAATTAATAAAGAGAATATTAGTGAAAAAAATCCTAAAGGTTTAACATTTGTTAAAAAAGGTAATCAGGTTTGTTTTTCTAATTGGGCAAAAAGATGTGAATTTGGTGATAAATGTCGTTTTATTCACATTGATAAGCCAATCAATATTGATTTAGGTAAAATGCGATGTCCAAAAAAGAAATGCTCTGGAATGGATTGTCCTTTTAATCATTTTAATAAACAATTAAAAAAGAATATACCTAAGCCTAAATCTGCAATTTATAAAGAAAGTGGATTGTCTAATTGGCAAATTTTTAAAAGTTGGTTTGCTTTAGATGATAAAGATAAACATTTTGCAAAACATGCTGAAGAATTAGCTATATTACGGAAAAAACAAGATAAATCTGAAAAAGATTTAAAAGAAAAACAAAAACAAGCTAAATTAGATTTAGAAGAAAAGAAAAAACTCTTAGATGATAAATTTAAGAGTGATTTAGCTGACTTGGAGGCAAAGAACAAATTGGATGCTATGAAAGTTCAATTTGAAGCTCTTGATTCTGAGAGAGAAAAATTCTCAAAGTCAACTTTAAAAGAAAAAGTTCTTAAAAATGTTAAAAATAGGAATGCTATTAATAAATTAGTTCATGAAGCAAATAATTGGGAGGTTCAACAATCTATGTTAATGAAAGCTCAAGATGAAAAGCAACAAGCTGATTTAGCAAAATTAATTGATCAACATAAATTTATAATTAATAAACCAATTGTTGTTCCGAATAATATTGCAACTATCAATGATAAAGAAGTATCTATCTCATTAAAAAAGACGCCCCCAATGAAAATGCATAAATTAGAGAGTCAAAATAAATTTGAAGTTTTAAGCATTATTGATGATGAAATTAAGACAAACTCGGTTATAAATGAGTTAAATGAGTATGAAAGTAGTCAAACAAAATCTTTGCCACAATCAAATATAGATGAAGCTATAAATAGAACAGTGTTTATTCATTTGACTGATGGCCAATTTGCTCAAGGTTTTTATGCACATGGCAAAATTGGTACTGCTGCTCATTTATTTTTAACTTGTAAAAGTGGTACAGTATATCATAAAGAGAAAAGTTATAAGTTTGAACCTACAGATGTTGAAATTTTTTCTGATATTACTTCTGATAGCGCAAAAATTTTTATTAAAGATTTTCCTGTATTATTGGAAAAGAAAAAAGCTAAAAGTATACCTGAACAAGGAGTTATAGTTGTTTTATCAGAAATAGGTCATTTACCTGAAATTTCTATTGGAAATACTGTGAGCACTAAAGACTCTAATCTTATGTTATATGGTCATACTATTAATACTACTGAAGGACATTCTGGAGCTGGTCTTTGGAATAATGGTGCATTGTTTGGAATGCATTTAATGGGTGGGCAACCTAATCGTTTTTTAAACATTACCACCGCCAATAATGCTTATTGGAATTGGTTTACTAATGGTCCAAAAAACCATTAGTGCCCTCCTTTCGACGCCTTAACGGTGTCGATTTGCCGAGGGCAATCGGTGCAACCAGTCAATTATTTGATAGATATTTATCTGGTTGTAAATATTTGCCATTAAGATTCTTCACATTTGGACAACCTGTTGAGGTTGGTAAAGATGATGGAGATGATATTTTTCGTGAGTTTTTGAAAATAAATCATGGGGATTTACTAGTAAAAGCTGATGATAAATATTCAACAAGTGGAATGTATCCAAAAGCAAATTATTTAAACATTGTAAAATATAACAATGAACCGATTGTACTTGAAGGAAGAGAGGATGTTGCTCTTCAAAAAGCTATAAAAGCTTTATATAGTCACTTTGGCCCTTATCTTAATAATTCAAAAATTATGTCTTATGATGAGATAGCTTTAGCTTCGAATAGGCCAGCGTCTGCTGGTTATCCTTTTAAATTAAAATATAAAAATAAAGGATTAGCTTTAGATTGTCTCGAATTTCGAAAATTTTTTGAAAATTATTGGGATGAAGAATGTAGGGATTTAGTAGTTTGGGAAAGTATAGTTAAACATGAACTTAGAACTAGAGAGAAATTAGAAGATGATGATCTTCGAGTTTATACTTTAGGCCCCGTTCACCATAACACGGCTTTAAGCAAATGCTGCTTAGCTATGAATGAAACATTGGTTTCAACTTTGTTTGAACATTGTTCTGCTATTGGAATATCATTATTCTATGGTGAATGGAATCAACTATACCGTACTGTTACGGCTTTATACTACTGGCTACATACAGATGTAGCGAAAATGGATGCAAAGATGCGAGCATTTATTTTGGAAATCATTCGTGATTTCCGAATATGGTGTTCATCTGATCATACTATTAAAATTAAAAATATTTTCCATAATTTATATTCAGCAATGATATATTCATTAATTAAATTAGACTGGGGTGAAATTGTTCAAAAATTTATGGGCAATCCAACAGGTTCTGCTTGTACAGCTTATGATAATACCTTTGGATTATTCATTATGATAATGTTTGTCTGGTTTTATTATGGACCAGCAGACATCACTCTTGATGATTTTCTAGAAAAAGTGAGAATGTTTATTTATGGAGATGACAATATTATGTCAATACATCATTCAGTTATTCATTGGTTCAATCCTTGGAGTTTAAGGGCTGGATTTGCAATTTTAGGAATGCAACTGAAAGATGAAGAATGTATTTGGAGAAGTGAGATGACTTTTCTTAGCCATGGTTTTAAAAGATATAATGATATATTCTTACCTTATTATGATACAATTAAAGCAATAGCTGGATTGTTGTTGCATACAAATTACAAAGGTTATAGATGGTCTTTATATAGAGCAAATGCTATTAGATTAGAAACTTGGCCTAACGAAGAGTTAAGGCTCATTTTAACGAATTTTATTCAGCATTGTATTAAGAATGTTGATAAAATGCGTTTAGAATATAATAGTGAATTAACAATTGATAGAGCTTTTTCAAATAATTTTTCTGATTTAGCTATTTATAGATTGTATACAAAAAACGAGTAGATTTAAATGCACAGCTCGTTTAAAATTGATTATTTGAGAGATTTCTTTGGTTTATAATTTTCCAATTCAATTTTAATTCACAAATCTGGCTTCAGCTGTTATTCCTTTAATACCACCTTTAGCTGTAGCAACTTATAATTTTATCAAAAGATTTCAATTACGAGGTGAAAAACATCAAACGATTGAAGAGAGAAACGCTCAATATCGTGACGAATTTAAACAAATTAGAAAAGGAGTTAAAGAACAGATACCATTACAAAAGAAAGTTCTTAATAAAGTTGAAGATTTAATCGTAAAAGTTGTTAAAAAAGTAGACGGTCCTCAAAAAGAGTTTGTTTCAATGCCTAAACGTGAACGGAAAAAATTTACTAAAGAGCAAGCTTTGGCTTATAAAAAACAAAAACAAAAAACAAAAACACCGGTTGCTGTAGCAAAGGCTGTTGCTAAAATTAAAAATGAAGTTAAATCTATTAAGCGAAGTAGACGTAATGAAATTCCACGTACAAGTTATAAAGCTCCGAAAACTAGAGCTGCACATGGCATTTTATCAGGAGATAGTTCGTTGGTTAGTGGTAGGGATGAGTTTCCTCTTGTTAGTAATATTACTGGTATAACTAAAGGTGCGATATTATTTTCTGTATCTTTGAATCCAAAAAACTTCATCAATTCTAACTTAGCTGGTTTAGCCACTACCTACAATAAATTTGGATGGAAAAAATTGAAAATTCGTTTAAATTCGGAAAATGGTGGTCTTACTTCAGGTGCTTGGGCTCTTGCAGTTGATTATGATCCAGAATCAGTTTGGACTACATTTACATCGTGTGCAAATATTACAGCTCATAGGCATAAAATAGCTCAGGTTTTTAAAAATGGTGGCATTAAATATGATAAAAATGAAGAAATTGTTCGTTGGTTTGCAGTTGAGGATGTATCTGGTGAAGTTCGTTAGACTAGTCCTGGTTACGTTTTTGTTGTAGCTATGACTGATATTCCATGTAGTGCTACTGCTCCTTTTAATGGCA